CCCCTACAGCCATCTTCCGGATGACGTCCGGGAGACACTGCAGTCCCGGATGGACGCAACCCGCCAGATGTTTGCGCAGAAGGTGTCGGCATATACCGGCCTGTCCGTGCAGGCTGTGCTGGATACCGAGGCTGCAGTGTACAGCGGTCAGGAGGCCATTGATGCCGGACTGGCTGATGAACTTGTTAACAGCACCGATGCGATCACCGTCATGCGTGATGCACTGGATGCACGTAAATCCCGTCTCTCAGGAGGGCGAATGACCAAAGAGACTCAATCAACAACTGTTTCAGCCACTGCTTCGCAGGCTGACGTTACTGACGTGGTGCCAGCGACGGAGGGCGAGAACGCCAGCGCGGCGCAGCCGGACGTGAACGCGCAGATCACCGCAGCGGTTGCGGCAGAAAACAGCCGCATTATGGGGATCCTCAACTGTGAGGAGGCTCACGGACGCGAAGAACAGGCACGCGTGCTGGCAGAAACCCCCGGTATGACCGTGAAAACGGCCCGCCGCATTCTGGCCGCAGCACCACAGAGTGCACAGGCGCGCAGTGACACTGCGCTGGATCGTCTGATGCAGGGGGCACCGGCACCGCTGGCTGCAGGTAACCCGGCATCTGATGCCGTTAACGATTTGCTGAACACACCAGTGTAAGGGATGTTTATGACGAGCAAAGAAACCTTTACCCATTACCAGCCGCAGGGCAACAGTGACCCGGCTCATACCGCAACCGCGCCCGGCGGATTGAGTGCGAAAGCGCCTGCAATGACCCCGCTGATGCTGGACACCTCCAGCCGTAAGCTGGTTGCGTGGGATGGCACCACCGACGGTGCTGCCGTTGGCATTCTTGCGGTTGCTGCTGACCAGACCAGCACCACGCTGACGTTCTACAAGTCCGGCACGTTCCGTTATGAGGATGTGCTCTGGCCGGAGGCTGCCAGCGACGAGACGAAAAAACGGACCGCGTTTGCCGGAACGGCAATCAGCATCGTTTAACTTTACCCTTCATCACTAAAGGCCGCCTGTGCGGCTTTTTTTACGGGATTTTTTTATGTCGATGTACACAACCGCCCAACTGCTGGCGGCAAATGAGCAGAAATTTAAGTTTGATCCGCTGTTTCTGCGTCTCTTTTTCCGTGAGAGCTATCCCTTCACCACGGAGAAAGTCTATCTCTCACAAATTCCGGGACTGGTAAACATGGCGCTGTACGTTTCGCCGATTGTTTCCGGTGAGGTTATCCGTTCCCGTGGCGGCTCCACCTCTGAATTTACGCCGGGATATGTCAAGCCGAAGCACTTAGCATGGCTTTCTGAGGCTTTCGTGTAGTTGCTGGTTTTTACACTTAATCTTTTGATAATAAAGAATAAGTTTATCTGGCGCTTTCACTGAATTTTCCTCGTTATCTGTGTGTTGCAATCATCTCTGTATTGCAGCTTGTATTGCTTTTTGGGGCTAAAAATGGCTGGCGAGAACAAACTGAGCGACAAAGCGCTTAAAGGATATCTGGGGAAACCCAGAGAAAAGCAGATCACCATTGCTGATGGAAAGGGGCTTTCTATTCGTGTGAGTACTAAAGGGGCTGTGAGCTTTGTTTTCTTCTACAGGTTAGCAGGTGGCCGGGCTGCTCCGGTCTGGCTAACGTTGGGTAAATATCCTGATATGTCACTCAAACAGGCAAGGGAAAAGCGCGACGAGTGCCGTGGTTGGTTGGCTGACAAACGTGATCCGCGTATCCAGATTAAGATTCAGGCTGAAGAACGCTTAAAGCCGGTCACAGTGGAGGATGCACTAAATTACTGGTATGAAAATTACTGTAAGGTGCGTCGTAAAACTCATGCTGTAACGCTTGGCAGATTTCGAAAGCATATCTTTCCCTATATCGGTCATTTGCCCGTAAATGACACTCACCTATATGAATGGCTGGACTGTTTTGACCGAATTAAACGTAATGCACCAGTTATGGCGGCGTATGTTTTTTCTGACACTAAATTAGCTCTTCGTTTTTGTCGGGTACGCCAGTACGCGACGTGTGATGCTTTAAAGGATTTGCGCATGAGTGATGTGGGGCAGATTGCAGGTAAGCGAGATCGGGTTCTGGATGAAGCCGAACTCGGCCAGCTCTGGAAGGCAATTTTTGTCGAGCCTGATTTAAAACTAATGTCTGAATACACGCGAAAAATGTTTGTGCTTTGTACAGTATTTGGATGTCGAATGAGTGAAGCCCGATTATCAGAATGGAGCGAATGGGATCTCGAAAGTTGGGTTTGGACTGTACCAAAAGATCACTCAAAAACTGGTGTTGAAATCGTCAGACCAGTACCTGAAATTCTACGACAGTGGGTAACGGATGTTCACGAAGAGACAAAACATACTGGTTATGTGCTGGGAAGTCTGCGAATTAGAGAAAGCGTAAGCAAGATTGGGGGGAAAATCGGTAAACGTTTGGGCCATGAAAAACAATGGTCACTACACGACCTTAGAAGAACGCTATCTACTCATCTAAGTGATCTCGGTGTTGAATTTTATGTAGTAGAACAACTGTTAGGCCATGCGCTACCTGGCGTGGCAGGTGTTTACAATCGGAGTAAGTTTATGGCTAAAAAACTGGATGCTCTGGAACTCTGGACTACATATCTCAATAGCATCGCAGGTGCTGATTCAAAAGTGACAATCCTCAAACAAAAGGCTGGTTAACATGAAAAAAATGGCAATTGTTGATAAAAAGGGTCTGGAGTACATTCCTAACATTGATCGTATGATCCGTGAGAAAGAATGTCGGGAGCTAACCACTCTTGCGAACAGCACACGCTGGAAGCTGGAGAAGGAAGGAAAATTTCCTAAGCGGATCAAGATTGGCGCTACTGCGGTAGCTTACCGTCTCTCCGAAGTTCAGGCATGGATTAGGGGGGAATGGCGGACATAAATGTTGTAGTAAATTGTTATATAAAAGGGTGTAAGCATGGCTACTCGAAAAAAAAAAATAGCGTAGAAATGAAAACTGTTTGTGAACTAATCATATCAAGAGATGATATGAAAGATAAAATTCAAGACAGAATTCAAAAAGGATTATTACTCCTACAGAAAAGCATAAATAACAATAGTGACTTGGAGCTGTTTAATGCTGATTACAGGAAATGGAGTGATTTTAATGCTGAGCTACTGAAGCGTAGTTTCACAAATGATGATTTCAAAGAAGAATATGAAGGTGGGGCATTTGGTGTTATTTCATTGTACGAGACTTCCTTGGGAGAAAAAATCAGTGAGGCTACGCGTAAACTCCAGAGTAAGATAAGAAAACTAGAGTCGATTATGGAGCGACTGGAGTTAATTCCTATATCTTCCAAAGTTGTTGAAGAAAATATTGAAGTACCTCAGAGTTCAGCGGTAAAAACCAAAAAGGTATTCATTGTTCATGGAAGAGATGAAATATCAAAAACCAACTTAGAAGTGTTTTTAAGAGAAATTGGCTTAGAACCTATTGTTCTCCATAGGCAAGCTGATGTAGGTCAGACAGTGATTGAGAAATTTGAAGCAAATAGTGATGTTGGTTTCGCATTCATTCTTCTCACACCTGATGAGATCGCTTATTTATTGCCGCAAGACTCTTTACCTGATAATGAAAGAGAAAAGGAGTTACGTGCACGACCAAATGTAATGTTTGAATTTGGTTATTTCGTAGGGAAATTAGGTCGTTCTAAGGTTTGTTGTCTATACACAGGTGATGTAGTGATTCCAAGTGATTTGAATGGTCTTATTTATAAAAAATTCAATTCTTCTATTGAAGAAGTAGCATATAGCATTATTAAAGACTTGCGAGCTACTGGTTACGCAGTTTAGTAAATTCTTTGAACTAAAAATCTGCATAGATATAGAGCCATTCGAGATAAATGGCTCTATATGAAATATTATCTGTTAAATTTTGACTTCATATCCGCGTTGCTGTAGTTCTTTGCGAATAATCCTTTTAATCCAGGCTGCTAAAGATTCGTCTCCATCTACTTGCTGTGCTTGCTCCATCAACTCCCTCAACTCAGGATCTAACCGAAACTGGAACGGAGGATTACCACGTCTTTGATTTTTGTGTGTTGACACGTCAATTACACCCGATGTAATGTGTTAATGTGTGATGACACATTACATACGTGTTTAGGAAAATGCAACGCCTCGACGTGCGGGAACACCATCGAGGCGTCTAACCAACCCGTTAAATGAGGTAACGATTATGGCTGGAACACAGCATACCCAAACTCACCCTAAATTTATATACACCTTTCTGGCACTACACCACGACCGCATGGCAGATGGAGCAACTACGGTACATGTAGCCGCTGACACGCTGGTTGATGCCCGCAAGATGGTTAAGGAGATGGGCTATACTGCGGCTTTCTGGAAAGGGCGTGAAGAAAACACGCTGTTTATTCAGAAATGCGAAAACAATTTCATCTGGCGTTTTATCGCCCTGAGCACCGCACAACCACGCGTAATACACATCGAGGCCGCCAGCGAACAGGAAGCCCGGCTGCAATCCCCAACTGGCTACGTGATGATATTCGCCGCCCGTATTCGTCAGGAGGTGTGCCATGAATGATCTTTATTTTAAAGTGCTGACACATGCTGAAAACGCGCTCGTTTGTGGCAAAAATATGCGAGAAATCTTATCAACCTGGCTTGATGGGACAACAAATGCGGAACACGATGAACGGGATGCTAATTTAGCTGGAGCGTTAATTACGTTACTTGATCCTGTCATCAAAGAGCTGGATGAAGCTATAAAAATACACGACCAGAGCTATACCGGAGAATAAAAAATGAAAAATAAATTTTCTGGCTTTATTGCCAGCGGTCAAACTCATTCAAAAATCAGCCTTGGGGATATTTTCAAAGACAGCTATGGCTATCGGGTAAAGATTATTTCGGTTGATGATCGTCGTGTCTCTTATTTGCGTGATGGTTATGATTTTGAATGTGTTATGCCGCGTCAGCAGTTCGAAAGAGATTTCATTCTGGTAAAAAATTGCAAGACAGATAATCAGAGGCGTGCCGCAGGCTATATCCGTAAAATTCGGGCAATGTTAGTTGCCGGAGGTAACAAATGAAACGTGCTCCGAACTTAAAATACCAACCGCGCGACAAAATGACGGAAGTCATCATTTTTGCTGGCAGTGATGCCTGGAGCCATGCAAAAGAATGGAATGAATGGGCAGGTAAGCATATTGCAGCAGATGATACACCACCAGTCATTCTGGGTACGGAACAACTGGAAAACCTGGATGATATGCAAATTATCGATGAAGGCCGTCATTATGTGCGTGTTTATCGTGCCGGAAAGATTGCAGAGAAAAGTCTGACGAAGGTTGCGACATTACTTGCTATTGCAGGCGTAAAGGAAGCACGTTGTTACCGTAGCTTTGTTGATCGAGAGCCTGAAGACTGGACTCCGCGCCTTGTCGGCCTAAAAGCTGAAGCGGAGCATGGGGAAAGTCTGGTGATTGAACTGCCAGTGAAGAAGGCAGAGCGCAAAAATGACGAGCGTGCTTCATCTTTGGCGTTGAATCAGATGGGGGCCAGCCAGCGCGGTGAAGTTCTCCTTGCACATTACGGCGGCGAACTGGCAATCAATGCCGACTCTGACACCGTTCATCATTACAACGGCGTTGTATGGGAGCCGGTTCAGGATAAAGAGTTACAGCGTGCTATGGCGCAGATTTTCATTGATGCGGAGATCAGCTATTCGCAGAACGCTATTAAATCGGCGGTAGATACCATGAAGTTAAGTTTGCCTGTAATGGGGAATACAGCCCGTAACCTGATTGGATTCAGTAACGGGGTATTTGATACCAGAACTGGTAATTTTCGGGAGCATAACAAAAACGACTGGTTGTTAATTGCCAGTGAATTACCTTTCAGTCCACCAGCAGAGGGGGAAACGCTGGCAACACATGCGCCGAATTTCTGGAAGTGGTTGCGCCGTTCGGTGGCTGAGAATGACCGCAAGGCAGATCGCGTACTGGCGGCATTATTCATGGTGCTGGCGAACCGGTACGACTGGCAGTTATTCATTGAGGTAACAGGGCCGGGGGGAAGTGGTAAAAGTGTGATGGCGGAGATTTGCACCATGCTGGCGGGTAAGGCTAATACAGTATCAGCAAGCATGAAGGCGCTGGAAGATGCAAGGGAACGTGCGTTAGTGGTTGGCTTTTCGCTGATTATCATGCCGGATATGACCCGCTACGCTGGTGATGGGGCAGGGATTAAGGCCATTACAGGCGGTGACAAGGTGGCAATTGACCCGAAACACAAAGCCCCTATTCAACGCGTATTCCGGCAGTAGTGCTGGCGGTTAACAATAACGCCATGTCATTCAGTGACCGCAGCGGGGGGATCTCACGTCGTCGGGTGATATTCAATTTTTCGGAAGTTGTACCGGAGAACGAACGCGATTCGATGCTGGCGGAAAAAATAGAAGGTGAGCTGGCGGTAGTGATTCGCCATCTGCTTACACGGTTTGCTGATCAGGACGAAGCCAGACGCCTGTTATATGAGCAGCAGAAATCTGAAGAAGCACTGGCGATAAAGCGAGAGGGGGATTCGCTGGTGGACTTCTGCGGCTATCTCATGGCATCGGTAATGTGTGATGGCCTGTTAGTGGGTAATGCTGAAATTGTGCCATTCAGCCCACGCAGGTATCTCTATCATGCCTATCTGGCTTATATGAGGGCACATGGGTTTGGTAAACCTGTAACACTGACGCGCTTCGGTAAAGATATGCCGGGGGCAATGGCGGAATATGGCAGGGAGTATATGAAACGGAAAACGAAGCACGGTTTGCGTTCAAACGTGACACTGACGGAGGAATCAGAAGACTGGATGCCATCATGTGTATCGGTCACTAATGACGATAGCAAAAATTAAACTTATGGAATAACTGTTCACCACTGTTCACCCTGTCATAAATATCTTTTATATCAGTATATTATAGGGTGAACAGTTATTTATGAACTGTTCACCAAACTATTCACTGTTCACCTTTTTGATTGTTTATTGAGCTTCAAGGGTGAACAGTGGTGAACAGTTGGTGAATAGTTTTTGTGAAACTGTTCACCCATTAACATTATGAATTAAAAGAGAAAATATCAAAAGGTGAACAGGTGAAGGGTTAAAACGCAAAAATTTTAATTTACTGCTGTGAGATAAAGCCTATGACAGCGAAGCACACAAAAAAAATCACAATCGCACGCCCTTGATTTGACGGAACACTGGTTAAGGGTGTCGATAAAAATCATCGACCGCAACGCCGGGGAAGGATACGCGAAAGCACATCCCGAACTGATTAGCGCATTCATGACAACGGCGGCTGCAAACTTTGCCACTCTGACCGAACGGGAGATTGCTGAAGCGGAGGAAGTGACAACAATCAATATTAAGTCCGGAGAGCAGGCAGCATGACGGCGCAAATATCAGTTTACGGGCGGTTGGTGGACGACCCGCAGACAAAACAGACCAGCAAGGGCACCCCCATGACGCTGGCGCGTATGGCGGTATCACTGCCCTGCAGTCAGTCGGATGACGGTCAGGCGACGATGTGGTTATCTGTCCTGGCGTTTGGCAGACAAGCCGACGCGCTGGCAAAGCATCACAAAGGCGAACTCCTGAGCGTGGCGGGTAATATGCAGGTGAGCCAGTGGACTGGACAGAACGGTGAAACGCGGCAGGGCTGGCAGGTTATCGCAGACAGCGTAATCAGTGCGCGAACGGTGCGACCGGGCGGCAAAAAAGGTCAACAGGGTCAGGCTACTGACGCACTGAACAGAGCAAAACAACAGGCAGATCAGCAAGGAAGCCATCCACCAGTGGGAGATAATGAACAATGGGGAGATGATATTCCGTTTTAAATATTGCCAATAAAAAAGGCCGGAAAAAAATAAATTTTCCGGCATGCTACATAAATCCCGACCAAAGGGAGTGAAGATATTAACACTAATTATCCGCGCTGAAGTTGTTATCCCAAAACTTTATACAACATTGCACTCGGTTGCATGTATTCGCATGACAAATATCGGTGATAGCATATATCCACAATTATTTTTAATGAATGCAAAGAGGATGCGTATGGTTGATTTATATTCGCCTACCCAGCTTGTACAGGTGGTTAATGCTGTAGATGTACAAAAACAACTAAATGCGTTGTTTACCAGTTTGTTTTTTACTCGCTCGGTAATGTTTGAATCGCGCGATATTATTCTTGATACAATCGACGATCCAAATATCCCAATTGCAGCGTTTTGTTCTCCTATGGTGGGTAGTAAAGTTTCACGTGACGAAGGGTACGAATCAAAAACAATTCGTCCAGGCTATATGAAGCCGAAAAGCAGCATTGATCCAAATAAGTTAGCTGTGCGCCCTGCTGGTGTATCACCTGAGCAATACAATGCTTTTGGAGCGCGTAATATTAAAGTTAAACAGGCGATTGTAAATCAGGCTAAAGCTATTCGTACACGTATTGAATGGCTTGCCGTTCAGGCAATCACAACGGGGAAAAATATCATTGAGGGCGATGGTATTGAACGTTATGAGCTGGACTGGAATATTAAACCACAAAATATCATCACTCAGTCTGGCGGTGCTGAGTGGTCAGGTAAGGATAAAGAAACTTTTGATCCAAATGATGATATTGAGAGCTACGCAGAATTTAGTGAGGGCGTCACTAATATCATCATTATGGGCGGTAATGTATGGAAGAAATACCGTTCATTCAGAGCGATAAAAGAGGCTTTGGATACCCGTCGTGGTTCTAATTCCGAACTGGAAACGGCTCTTAAAGACCTTGGTGATTCGGTGAGTTTTAAAGGGTATATGGGCGATGTTGCGATTGTTGTATACAGCGGGCGTTATACCGACGAGGACGGAACTGAAAAACATTTCCTTGATCCTGATTTGATGGTGCTTGGCAATACGGCTCTTCAGGGGATTGTCGCCTATGGCGGTATTCAGGATCCGGAGCTAATCCGAATGGGGCTGACTAAAGCCGAACTTGCACCGAAAAACTATATTGTGCCTGGTGATCCGGCTATTGAATATGTGCAGACACATTCAGCACCACAGCCAATACCGGCCCGCATCAATCGTTTTGTTACCGTTCGCATTGGCTAAGGGGGAGCAATGGCTACTCATTACACTGAACTCATGGCTGGCACTGAAGCACTGGTGACTACGCTGGGGATATTTTCAGCTAATAAAGGGGTAATTCCTGCATTTACGCCACTGATGCAGGAAGATGCAACAGGTGCACTGGTGGTATGGGATGGTTCGAGCGTAGGTAAAGCGGTTTATGTTTCCGCTGTACAAATCGACACCGCGAAAAAAACACAGGCTCAGGTCTATAAGACAGGTGTCTTAAATGTTGATGCTCTGAACTGGCCTGAGTCTGTAAAAGAACTGTCAGTAAAGATTGCAGCGTTTGTTGGCTCAGGTATTTCTGTTCAGCCGCTGGCTCGTGTGTAAAGGGGGATACAATGCAGAATGATTACAATGACCTTAAGCCAATTGCCGAAATGATGTACCCGAATCCAGCTGTAGAGGAATTAAAAGCTATCGCTGACAAAATGTGTTTAAGCGAGCGCCTTGTTGATATGAATCAGGTGATGGAAATTACAACCCTGAGTCGGCGTACACTGCTAAACCTTGAGGCTAGTGGAGAGTTCCCGGAGCGTGTGCAGGTTACGGAAGGGCGTAAGGCCTGGTATTTAAGTGAAGTGATCGACTGGATAAATAATATTCCTCGCGCTTCTGAATATTGCCGCGTACCTGTCCCAAAAAAGCCAGATGCGGCGCTATGCCTCAAGATTGAGCGTGTACGCCGCAATGCACGGGATGGTCGCTATAAGCTGATTGGTTGATGAAATTAGGGCCCGCTCTGGCTGGCGGGTCCTTTCCGGCGATCTGACAGGCTACGGGGCGTCAGGCGCGCGGGTTTTCGCTATTTATGAGCATTTTAAGGGGACTGGTGGTGGTTTTGTTGTTCGCTATATCTGTATGAATAATAAGAGAAAAATACAATCAATACACCAACCTGAAACAGTAATTAAGTTGTGGTATCAATGAAATTACACCTGATGAACAAAAAAAACATGGCAAAAAGTTGCCGTGTAAGCGCCACTGCGTTCGATAAGTGGGGAGTGATTCCCGTCGAGCGTAAGGGCCGTGAGGCGTTCTATGATGTTGCCAGTGTAATAGATAATCGGGTTAACAATGCAATCAGCCAGATTACAAACGAAACGGGCGATATTGATGACGATGAACTTTTACGCGTCAGGATCAGATTACTGACAGCACAGGCAGAGGCGCAGGAGCTTAAAAACGAGCGCGAACGCGGCGACGTTATTGATACAGAGTTTTGTATGTATGTTCTTTCCAAACTGGCGAGTCAGATTTCATCTATCATGGACAGCCTGCCGCTTACCATGCAAAGGCGCTTCCCACAGATGACTCCGGCTATGCTGGATGGACTTAAAAAGGAAGTGGCTAAAGCCTGTAATGCCAGTGCCGGCGTTGCTGACAACCTCCCACAGATACTGGCTGATTATCTGATGGAAAGTACAGGAAACGTACCGGATAAGTTGCAGCTGAATAAGGATAAGTAACGTAGTACGCTATGACTGAATCCGAACTACTGAAAGTAATCTGCCATGCTGGTGGAGTCAGCCACCAGCATGACGAACAGACCACGCAGCCGGGCAGTGTCACCGCTGAAAATTACGCTCGTGTGGTTGCTGAGGTTATGTGGCGTGACGGTATAGAACTGAACGGACAGGATTGCTTAGTCATCCGCACCAAAGTGCTGGCTATACTGGCAGCTAGGCGGAGGCAGGGACAACGCCAGAACGTTGCATCGTACCAGTGGAAGAAGCCTGACAGACTGCGGCGATAACTCTTTGATTTTCTCGACGGCCCCAAAATGGGCCTTACCATAGCCAGCTAATAAATGAGCAAGCCTCAAAAGTGAGGTTTGTGGCCGTTTGGCCTATTCATATGCTAACTCGTTGATATTCCTGACGACGCAAATTTACGCCTTGTGGCTGGTAGTCGAATTGCAAATTTGCAACTCAACTATGAAACTACAGGTAGTTTGGGTAGTAAAAGCAACACACTGATTTTGGGGCTTCTTCGCGATACCTAATATTATGGTATCGGTGGAAGAGATATCGTTTCTCATAGGTTAGCACCGAGGGCGGAGTTCCGCCCTCATCGAAAAATTGCTTACGAGTCGTCAAAATAAATTAATCGACTGAGTATAATGATTAACTAATTGCTCGTGTTACTTCATTATACGTTATTTCCCATCTTTAAGGTTTAACCAAGTGTTAATTAAAAAAAGAGCCATTGAGCCTGATAAATTTACTGCAAGTTCGGCATGCTTGGGGATGGCTTAATTGATGAGCTGTTCGTTCCATGTGCATCACCGAGTTTATTACGAAGAGTACCTAACCCATTTACAACTGCAGAACAACCGCCGAGAATTTGTTTGAAGATATTTTCAGTATGTTGGTCGGCAGATAGGTTAAGTTCTTTTGAAAGAGTTTTATAAAGCTCTGACATTTCAATATTTTTATTATTATACTGAATGCCCATATCATCAAGAATGTGTTTGCAAACTGTTTCAAGAAGTGTTCTTGCGGAGGTTATCGCACCATCCGGATCTGTATGGCGCCGTTCAAGTGCTTTTATCCAAACGGCGTGGACTCCATCCTCGTTAAACTTTCTTAATACATCAGATATGTCTTCATCCGCTGGAGCTTTATTTTTCCCTTCTAGATAATCCAGCATCGGCTGAAATGCCTTATAAATCAAATCTCTCCGGGGGGCATACTTTTCAGTCTTTTTTATAAATCCCCAAAATTCTTTTAGTGAGCGATTAGTTCTCACAAACTCTGGTAATAGCTGATGTAAAGGAGGATTTTGTAAGAAATATGTTCTTAGAAGCAAATAATCATTATTAGCTTCATCCTGGGCTCCTGTAGCTCTTGCAATTAGTATGTTTTGAAGCGCTACTGCGCGCTCTAGGTCATTTTGAAGGGTATCTATAATATTCATAACAAATCTTTATTCACTTCATTTGTGGGTTGATAATTGAATGGTTTGTACATTGATTTCTGTGTATTGCAGTGTGTATTGCAACATAGCCATTCAGGTAGAGATTATGCTCTATTTTTCCTCTTATATCATTCACATACTTACACCATTGACTCATGTAACCCAAGCATGAAGTGAATCCGCAGATGACCCTGCGTCGCCTGCCGGATGAAGATCCGCAGAATCTGGCGGACCCGGCTTACCGCCGCCGTCGCATCATCATGCAGAACATGCGTGACGAAGAGCTGGCCATTGCTCAGGTCGAAGAGATGCAGGCAGTTTCTGCCGTGCTTAAGGGCAAATACACCATGACCGGTGAAGCCTTCGATCCGGTTGAGGTGGATATGGGCCGCAGTGAGGAGAATAACATCACGCAGTCCGGCGGCACGGAGTGGAGCAAGCGTGACAAGTCCACGTATGACCCGACCGACGATATCGAAGCCTACGCGCTGAACGCCAGCGGTGTGGTGAATATCATCGTGTTCGATCCGAAAGGCTGGGCGCTGTTCCGTTCCTTCAAAGCCGTCAAGGAGAAGCTGGATACTCGTCGCGGCTCTCATTCCGAGCTGGAGACAGCGGTGAAAGACCTAGGTAAAGCGGTGTCCTATAAGGGGATGTATGGCGATGTGGCCATCGTCGTGTATTCCGGACAGTACGTGGAAAACGGCGTCAAAAAGAACTTCCTGCCGGACAACACGATGGTGCTGGGGAACACTCAGGCACGCGGTCTGCGCACCTATGGCTGCATTCAGGATGCGGACGCACAGCGCGAAGGCATTAACGCCTCTGCCCGTTACCCGAAAAACTGGGTGACCACCGGCGATCCGGCGCGTGAGTTCACCATGATTCAGTCAGCACCGCTGATGCTGCTGGCTGACCCTGATGAGTTCGTGTCCGTACAACTGGCGTAATCATGGCCCTTCGGGGCCATTGTTTCTCTGTGGAGGAGTCCATGACGAAAGATGAACTGATTGCCCGTCTCCGCTCGCTGGGTGAACAACTGAACCGTGATGTCAGCCTGACGGGGACGAAAGAAGAACTGGCGCTCCGTGTGGCAGAGCTGGAAGAGGAGCTTGATGACACGGATGAAACTGCCGGTCAGGACACCCCTCTCAGCCGGGAAAATGTGCTGACCGGACATGAAAATGAGGTGGGATCAGCGCAGCCGGATACCGTGATTCTGGATACGTCTGAACTGGTCACGGTCGTGGCACTGGTGAAGCTGCATACTGATGCACTTCACGCCACGCGGGATGAACCTGTGGCATTTGTGCTGCCGGGAACGGCGTTTCGTGTCTCTGCCGGTGTGGCAGCCGAAATGACAGAGCGCGGCCTGGCCAGAATGCAATAACGGGAGGCGCTGTGGCTGATTTCGATAACCTGTTCGATGCTGCCATTGCCCGCGCCGATGAAACGATACGCGGGTACATGGGAACGTCAGCCACCATTACATCCGGTGAGCAGTCCGGTGCGGTGATACGTGGTGTTTTTGATGACCCTGAAAATATCAGCTATGCCGGACAGGGCGTGCGCGTTGAAGGCTCCAGCCCGTCCCTGTTTGTCCGGACTGATGAGGTGCGGCAGCTGCGGCGTGGAGACACGCTGACCATCGGTGAGGAAAATTTCTGGGTAGATCGGGTTTCGCCGGATGATGGCGGAAGCTGTCATCTCTGGCTTGGACGGGGCGTG